GGCGTTGATCGCTTTGAAGTGTTAGAGTACTGGGGTGTTATGGATATGGCTACCATTGAAGACCATGATATTGAAGTACCAGAAGAATTAGAAACTGCAGATGAATTGCAAGTTAATATCTGGACATGTAATGGTCGTGCTATTCGCTCTGTACTTAACCCATTCAAGCCAGTACGTTCTCCTTACTACGCTGTACCTTATGAGCATAATCCTTACTCTATCTTTGGCATTGGCCTTGCAGAGAACATGGATGATACACAGACTCTTATGAATGGTTTCATGCGTATGGCTGTAGATAACGCTGTACTATCAGGTAACTTAATCTTTGAAGTAGACGAGACTAACCTAGTTCCTGGCCAAGACATGCAGCTATACCCAGGAAAAGTATTCCGTAGGCAAGGCGGTGCCCCAGGCCAAGCATTGTTTGGTACCAAGTACCCTAACGTATCAGGTGAGAACCTACAGTTGTTTGATAAAGCACGGCAGTTAGCAGACGAGTCTACAGGCTTACCTTCTTTCTCTCATGGACAGACAGGTGTTACTGGTGTAGGTCGTACCTCTAGTGGTATCAGCATGTTGATGAATGCTGCCTCTGGTGGTGTGAAGACGGTTATCAAGAACATTGACGACTACTTGCTAGGCCCAATGGGTAAGAGCTTCTTCCACTTCAACATGCAATTTGACTTTGATGCAACGCTACGTGGTGACCTAGAAGTTAAGGCCCGTGGTACAGAGTCATTGATGGCAAATGAGGTACGCAGTCAACGCTTACTACAGTTCCTACAGGTGGGTGCTAATCCTAACTTGGCACCTTTCATGAAGTCTCAGTACATCATCCGAGAGATTGCAAAGTCAATGGAGCTAGACCCTGATAAGGTTACTAACAACATTGAAGAGGCGCAGGCACAAGCTATGATTATGCAGAAGCAACAAGCGGAAGCACAGGCAGCAGAAGGAGCACCACAACCATCTGATCCTACAGGAGCAGGTAACGCTAACATTGGAATGGGTCAAGTACCTACTCCAGGAGAAGAAGGATTTAGTGGCAATGAACCTGCACCAACTGAACCCCCTATGCAATAATAAAGAAGCTTGGGAGACATTCGTAGAATATATGGATGTCCTCATAGAACAACAGCACCGTAAGTTAGAACAGACGACCAATACATCTGAGATGTTCCAGTCGCAGGGTGCTATTCAGCAATTAAGATCCTTGAAGTATTTACGAGAGAGAGTTAACGATGAACATTAAATATCGCAGTGGCTACGCAGAAGGCGGTTTCTTAGATGATGGTGCAGAAGTAGATCCTATATCAGGCAATGAAGTTCCTGTAGGCTCTTTAGCAGAAGAGGTACGTGATGATGTACCTGCACAACTAAGTGAAGGCGAATTTGTAGTACCAGCAGATGTGGTACGTTTCATTGGCTTAGAGAAGCTTATGCAGATGCGTGACCAAGCTAAGTCAGGACTAGCTCAGATGGAGAGTGATGGTCAGATGGGTGGGTCACCTGCTCCTATGCAGTCTGAGATGGATGATGCTATGGAGATGGATGCTCTTATTGATGGCATGGACAGTGAAGACTTTGATGGTGCTGTACAAGCATTTGCTGAAGGTGGTTCTGTTCTACCATCTTATGCTCAGTATACAGGTCGAGAGTTTGGTGAAGCAGGTAATGTTGAGTATGTTAAGTATACTAATGATGCGGGTGACATTATTGATGTGGCAACAGTTCAAGGTAATCCTGTTAATGCAGTACCAAACGGATACTACCCTGTAGGCTCAAAGTCTGAAGAAGAAGAAGTAGCTACGGGTGCAGCAACAGTGCAGAGTTCCAGTGGTGGGGATGGTAAGAAGGATAACCTACGAGATCCTAGTAATCCTTGGCAGAACATTGTCTCTGATACAGACTCGGATGCTATTAAACGACATCATCAACTTAAGTCAGATAAGGTAACAAGAAATCGGTATACTGCTTTAAAAGATGTCGCCTTACAGATGGAGGGTGAAACTAGTAGTACTATGGTCAATAAGACAATGCAAAACTATATGACACCTGAGGCACTCACAGTACGGGAGCGTTGGTTAAACAATCCAAACTTTGTAGACAAACTGTTCCTTAAAAACATGACCCCTACAGAAATAAATCTAGCTGCACAGCGACAAGTTAACAATGCTAGAACTGCTGCGGGTAAGCCCGACCCTTATTATGATGGAAAGCCTACAGGAGAAACACCATCTTTTTCTGAAGTACTAACGGGCCTTGTTAGTGGAGTTATTACTCTTGCAGAAAGTGGAGGTATCATAGGTCTTATTGTTAAGACCCTAGCGGGAACAGACGAGGAAAAGGTGGAGCTACAAAAAAGCTTAACGTCACAGGCAGCAGAAGTCTCAGTAACAGGTGTAGTAACCCCTGAGGCACTTGCTACCGCAGATATAGTTGACGAGGTTATTCCTACTACAGCTAGCTACACTCCCTATACTCCTGCGGATGGCACTGAATACCAGCCAGATGGTTCAGGTGTTGCTCCTGCTATTCAGCCTACAGTTGACCCTGCCTTCAAGCAGGATATGCAAGACGTTTCTCCCCCTTCTACACCTCCCTATGAGCCTGCTGCTGGAACTGAGTATGCTCCTGAGGGTTCAGGTGTTGCACCTGCCGTGCCGTCTATTGTAGACTCACAGCTTAAAATGGATATACGGGATGTTGCTAATCCTGTTACCTCTACTGCTACTACTACAGGCATACCCTCTGCTAATATTATGTCGGGGGCTGAGTCTGACTTAATGAAACTACTAGACGCAGAAGACGCTATAAATACAGGAGCTAGTTTAGGTACAACAGGTACAGCAGGTACTACTACAGGTGTAACTCCTATTACTGCTGCAATGACACCTGAGCAGAAGAAACAAGCCAATGTCGATAACATTACTGCAATAGCAATTGCTAATGGTATTAACCCACAGGACGCAATTGACGCATGGGATGCCTCAGGTAATACAGGTACATTAGAAGAGCTAGTTGTGAATACTGCAACAGATCGAGACAATGACCGCCAAGAGAGGCAGGATGCAAAAGACCGTGAAGTTGCAAGAGTTGCTCAAGAAGAAGCAGACCGTACAGCAGCAGCGACTGCAGCACAACAACGTATCTTAGAAGACCAGCAGCGTAGGCAGCAAGCCCAAACAGATAGTGCAAACGCAGCAGCAAATAAAGCAGCAGCAGATAAAGCCGCAGCAGATAGGGCAGCAGCCCTTGAATCGGAACAGCGCAGACAGCAATCCCAGACTACCGTGAATAGTGGTGGCGATGGTAGAGGTGAGCGGCAACGAAATGCGGCAGGGGGAACAGGAGGAGGTGTCCGTAGTTCTAGTGGTCAATCAGGTTACCAAGGTAGTAGTGTAGGTGAGGCAGGGCGCTACAAGGGCGGTCTTATCAAGAAGATGCGCTCAGACAACACCACAGGACTAGCATCTAAGAAGAAATCAAAAGAAAAGGCAAAAGCTAAAAAGGGAGCTTTGGCAGCGAAACGCACTTAACACCCTTTAATTGGCTACCTAATACCGAGGGTGTACAATACCGTACACTCTCCCACTGTTAGCCCCAACAAGAGAGTAATATCATGGAAGCAGTAAGTAATACACCACAAGTGAAAGGATTCATGCGAGTCAATACCAAGCAAGCACGAATGGATCAGGATGAAGCAGAGTTAGCAGACCTAAAAGCACAGCATGAGATGTCACCTGAAGAAAAGAAGGATGATGAAACTCCCGATACTGCAGAGGAGCGATCCTTTAAGAAGCGGTACGGAGATCTACGTAGACACTCACAAGAACAGAAGAGTGACTTTGAGGAGCAGATCAAATCATTAAAGGGTGAACTCAAATCTACATCGACTGGTAACATGGAGTTGCCTAGTACTGAAGACGAGATTGCAGAGTGGGCAGGTAAGTACCCTCAAGTAGCTAACATTATGCAGACTATGGCATTGAAGGCAGCACGGGAACAGAATGAAACATTAAGTACTCGTATGCAGGAGATTGATGATCTTCAGTTATCTGCTAACAAAGGTAAAGCAGAAGCACAACTATTACAGATTCATCCAGACTTTGAGCAGATTCGTGAAGAGGATGCGTTTCATGACTGGGTAGATTCACAGCCTAAGTGGGTGCAGGATTCTTTATATCATAATGAGTCAGATGCAACCAGCGCAGCTAGAGCAATTGACCTGTACAAGTTAGATGCAGGCATTAGCAAAAAGAATAAAGCAAAGAAGGGCGATAGCCGTAGTGCTGCACAAGCAGTTAATTCTCGTAGTGGTTCTGCCCCTACTGAGGGTTCAGGTGAAACCCAATACCTTGAGTCAGATGTAGCTAAGATGACTATTGCACAGTATGAAGAACATCAGGATGCTATTGCTAAGGCAATGCGTAGTGGTAACTTCGTATATGATGTATCAGGTAAAGCACGTTAATATTAAATAAAGGTTAAATAAAGCTTGACATTTAACTAAAAATCAGTATAACTGTATCTTAAACCCTAGTGTAACTGGACTGATCCTCTGGTTACACTAACCCGTTACATAAGAGTAGGCTCCATTCGGCTACCCTACACTGAGTAACAAATATGTTATGCAAATTCGTGTATAACATATCGGCAATCACAATAATAAATAGACGCACCTGCTCAGACAAGGCCCAGTGTTATACCGAGTCGATCAACTCATGTAGCCTGCACCCTTTAAAGACAGCCTCTATGGTATTGTAATAGCTCCATTACAATTTATATAGGAGTATATATCATGGCTTTTGCACAAGCGAGTGGTTATACCAACTTAAACTCAGGTAATTTCTCACCTGTAATTTATAGCAAACAAGTACAAATGGAATTCCGCAAGTCAGCAATCTGTGAGGCTATCACTAACAGTGATTACTTCGGTGAGATTGCCAATGCTGGTGACTCTGTTCGTATTATCAAAGAACCTGAAATTAGTGTTAGCGCATACACCCGTGGTACTGCCATTGCTACTCAGGATTTAACTGACGTTGATTTCACTTTAACTGTAGACAAGTCTAACTACTTTGCATTTAAACTGGATGACATTGAAGAACAACAGACTCATGTTAACTGGCTAACTATGGCTAGTAACCGTGCTGCTTACCGTTTGGCTGACCAGTATGACCAAGAAATCTTGGGCTACTTATCTGGTTACAAGCAGGCTGCACTTCATGCTAATGCTGGTGTTGTTAACACTACCGTCTCTGGCACCAAAGCTAACGCTGCGGCTGGCACTGATGAATTGTTAGCTACCAACAAGTTAATCAAGTCTTCATTTGGCAACATCACTACTACTAGTGCTGCTGACCATTCTATTCCTCTAGCTGCCCGTTTAGCTGGTGCTACTTCTGTAGCTACTGCTACTGCTACTCCGTTGCAAGTAATTGCACGTATGGCTCGTATCATGGATCAGAACAACGTAGACAAGCAAGGCCGTTGGTTGGTCGTGGACTCTGTATTCCAAGAAATCCTAGCTGACGAAGATTCGCGTCTTTTGAACATGGATTGGGGTCAGTCTGGCGGCTTACGTAATGGTTTGATGTTGGATAACTTGCACGGCTTCCGTGTATATGTTTCTAACAACTTGCCTTCAGTAGGTACAGGTTCATCTACTTCAGGTACGGCTAACCAGAATACTAACTATGGTGTTATTGTTTCAGGCCACGACTCTAGTGTTGCTACTGCCCAGCAGATCAACAAGACTGAGACTTATCGTGACCCTGACAGCTTTGCTGACATTGTACGTGGTATGCATCTTTACGGACGCAAGATTCTGAAGCCAGAAGCTATTGTAGTCGCAAAGTACAACATTGCCTAAATGTTGCCACTGAGGGGGTGGGCAATCTGCCCCCTTTCTTTTATTATGTAAAGAGTAATTATCATGGCAACTTATGTCGCACTTGCAAATGAAGTTCTTAGAAGACTTAATGAAGTACAGATTGATGCTGCTGGTGATGGTTTTGATACTCTTAGAAATGTCCAAGCTCTTGCTAAAGATGCTATCAACAGTAGTATTAGACGTATACTACAAGATGGTCAAGAGTGGCCTTTCATTAAAACAACAACTACTCAAACGCTACAAGTAGGCGTTACTACCTATTCCTTTCCAGCCGACTATTCAAGTTCCGACTGGGATACCTTTTATATTAAACAATTATCTTCGCAGGGTAATACACCTGCAGTGCTACAGCCTATGCCCTATGAAGAGTATACTCAATCACATAGGTCTACAGACGACACAGCACCAGCCACAGGGTTAGGTGCCCCAACTAAAGTGTTCCAAACATATGGTACTTCCTTTGGTGTTACACCAGTTCCAGATGCAACATACGAAGTAGAGTACGTTTACTGGAGTACACCTGCTTCTCTCTCTCTATTTGATGATGTAAGTGTTATACCTGAGCGGTTCTCTCACGTAGTCATTGATGGTGCCATGATGTATATGATGCAGTTTAGATCAAACAATCAAAGCGCACAGATGCATCAGAATGCTTTTGAAACAGGCATTCAAGCAATGCGAAATGTTCTTATGGACGATACTTTCCAAATGCGGTCTACTTACGTTGTTAAGTCTAGGCAGCGATCAGGGATAGCATAACACATGGCAGATCAACTACAAGTACAGAAAGTAATGTGCAGAGGCGGCTTAGATACAAGTCGTGATGTACTTGCACAGGGAGAGACTTCTCCAGGAAGTGCTATTCAGCTAGTTAACTATGAACCTGCTGTAACAGGTGGCTATAGGCGTATCAGTGGCTTTGCTAATTCCTATGGAACTATTCCTGGAGTTGGGTCTACACTAGGCGTACACGTAGTTAATGGTATCAACGATGGTATCTTAGCTTGTAGGAAGCCCAGTTCTGGTAATAACTATTTACATCAATGGAACAACGCAACATCCGCATGGGTAGCTGTTACCTGTGGTGGTTCACCTACTATGACAGGTGTAGACAAAGTTCGTATTGCTAGCTTTAACTTTACCTCAAAGAAAGTTATTCTTACAGATGGTATTAACCCTGCTGCTACTTATGATGGTACAACATACACACAGATAACAGATAACGCAGCACCTACAGATCCTAAGTACGCTGTAGACTTTGCTAACCATATGTTCCTTGCAGGTGATCCTGCACATCCTTCTAAGTTATTCTTTAGTGCGCCTTTAGCTGAAACTGATTTTCATACAGGCAATGGTGCTGGAGTAATACAAGTAGGATTTGACATAGTAGCTATTAAACCTTTCCGAGATGCACTATATATATTTGGAACGGACACTATTAAAGCACTGAGAGGCACTAGCACTTCTGACTTTGTATTGTCAGGTGTTACTCATAATCTAGGTTGCCTTGCTACAGACAGCATTATTGAAATTGGCGGTGATCTATTATTCCTTAGTCAAGATGGTATGCGTCCTATATCTGGTACAAGTAAGATTGGTGACGTAGAACTAGAAACTGTGTCTAAGGGTATACAATCTTTATTTACTGACATTGTATTTGACATAGACTTAAATGGTTTGTCTGCTGTTGTTATTCGCCAGAAGTCTCAGTTTAGAGTATTCTTTGCCGCATCAGAGTCCCAAGGTATCATTGGAGGACTTCGTAAATCAGAGACAGGCATGGCTTTTGAGTTTGGTCAGTTACTAGGAATTGAAGCTACCTGTGCTGCTAGTGGTTACTTAGGTCAGTACGAGCATGTTATACATGGCACCTCTGATGGCAAAGTACACAGGCAAGAGATTGGCAATAGCTTTGCTGGTTCTGATATATTTAGTATGTATCAAACTCCATACATGTACATGGAAAATCCAGAGCAACGTAAGATCTTTCATAAGATAAATACATATTTAAGATCTGAAGGAGATAACGAGCTTATCTTATCTGTAGTATATGACTATGAAGATATTCTTGTAATGAATCCTACTAACTACACTATGACTACTAAAGGTGCTGCTGCATACTTTAACGAGGCTACCTACGATAGCACTGCTATATACAGTGGTAACCCTTCCCCCATACAGACAACAAATATCTCAGGTTCAGGTAAGTCTGTATCTTTTAAATACGTAACTAATAGCACTGATGCTAGTCACAGCATACAGGGCATAGTGTTAACTTACGGCACTGGAGATTTAAGATAAATGGCTGGCTATACTAGACAATCAACTGCAGATATAGTATCTAACGCAGTAATAAAAGCGGCACCAGTGAATGCAGAATACAATGCAATCCGTGATGCCTTTACTCACGCAACTGGTCACAAGCATGATGGGTCTAGCACTGAAGGTGCTTACGTACCACTCATTGCAGACGTAGATGCATTTAATAAAGTAGTAGTTGATACTACAAATAACCGTATTAGTTTCTACGTACAGGTAGGTGCAGGTACGGTAGAGCAGTTACGCATTCAAGATGGGGCAGTTGTTCCTGTTCTTGATAGTGATATTGACCTTGGTGGTGTTGGTGCTGAGTTCAAAAACTTATACATTGATGGCATTGGCTACATTGATACTATCGCTGTACATGAGAATGCTACTATTGCTGGCACCTTAGGTGTCACAGGTTTATCTACACTAGCCAGTGTGGACATTAACGCTGGTAGCATTGATGGTACTGCTATTGGTGCTGCCGCTGCCAGTACAGTTACTGGTACAACTATTACTGCTGCAAACTTTGTAGGCCCAATTGCTGGTGCAGTCACGGGTAATGTAACAGGTAACGTGTCAGGCAATGTAACTGGCAATGTTACAGGTGACCTAACAGGTAACGTGACAGCAGGTTCAGGTACAAGTTCATTTAACAATGTAACCATCAATGGTTCATTAGATATGAACTCAGGTACATCTTCTACTATTACAGGATTGTCTACCCCTTCTACGGGCACAGATGCTACAACTAAGACATATGTAGATTCCGCAGATGCACTGAAGTTAAACTTAACAGGTGGCACTTTATCTGGTGAGTTGGCAATGGGTGGTAGTAAGGTAACGGGTTTAGCTACTCCTACTGCTACAGGTGATGCAGCTACTAAGGGCTACGTAGATCAAGAAGTGACTGCAGTTATTGCTGCTGCTCCAGGCGCACTAGATACTCTTAATGAGCTAGCTGCTGCCATAGGAGATGATGCAAACTTCTCTACTACCATAACAAACAGCATTGCAACTAAAGTACCTCTAGCAGGAGGCACCATGTCTGGTGCATTGGCAATGGGTACAAACAAAGTAACTGGCTTAGGTGCGCCAACAGCCACGGCTGATGCTACCACTAAAGGCTACGTAGATACTGCAGACGCACTGAAGGTGGCTAAGGCTGGAGATACAATGTCTGGTGCCTTGGCTATGGGTACTAACAAAGTAACTGGCTTAGGTGCGCCTACTGCTGGAACAGATGCTACTACAAAGACTTATGTAGATGCAGGTGATGCACTACAAGTACTCAAAGCAGGTGATACCATGAGTGGTGTCTTAGCTATGGGTGCTAACAAGATTACAGGTGTAGCCGATCCTTCTCTAGCACAGGATGTAGTTACTAAGAACTATAGTGATACACTCTTTGGCTCCACAGCAGCAGCGGCTACAAGTGCATCAAACGCAGCTACTTCTGAAACTAATGCTGCTAACAGTGCATCAGGTGCTTCTACTAGCGCATCAACGGCAACAACTAAAGCAGGTGAAGCAAGTACGTCTGCAACCAACGCAGCTAACAGTGCCATAGCAGCAGCAGCATCTGCAGTATCTAGTCTGCCTTTAGTAGGTGGTGCATTAACAGGTGCAGTAACGACTACCTCTACCTTTGATGGTCGTGATGTGTCTGTAGATGGTACTAAGCTAGACACTATAGCAACCAGTGCTAATAATTATACCCACCCAGCTAACCATGCTATCTCAGTAGTGACAGGCTTACAGGCAGCTTTAGACTCTAAGTCAGCTACAACTCACAACCATGATACTTTATATGACCCCATTGGTGCTTCCGTAGCAATGGCAATAGCTCTAGGAGGCTAACCAAATGGCTAATACATTTAAGAATGCAGGTGTTGCTATAGGCACATCACGCACTACGTTATACACAGCACCAGCAGCTACACAGTCTGTAATCCATGCTCTCTACATCTCCAACATCGATGGAGTCAATGATGCAGATGTAACAGTGGAAGTCACAGTAGACGGAGGCACAACCTACCGCCACATCTGTAAGACAGTTCCAGTGCCAGCAGATGCTACCTTGCTCATGGACAAGCCTATCAACCTAGAAGCTGGAGACATACTTGCTCTCACAGCCTCAGTAGCTGGAGACTTAGAAGTCTTTGCCAGCATACTTGAGATTGCATAAGGAGATTAGCTAATGCCATACATAGGTAACGTAAACGCATTTCAATCAGTAGGTACAAGTGACCTTGAGGATGGTTCAGTTACAGTAGCAAAGCTAAATGCTGCTGTAGCAAACTCTATTAATCCCAGCCTCGGTACTGCAAGTATTATCAGAACCAACGCCAAAGTCATCGCAGAGAACATTACATTTGCTGGTACTGAGAATGGTATGAGCATAGGGCCAATTACAGTCAACTCAGGCTACACAGTAACAGTAGCCTCTGGCTCAACATGGGTAATCTTATGAGTACAATTAAAGCAAACGATCTAACCAATACAACAGGTGGCATACCTACAGTTAAAGGTCAGAGGTTAATACCTACGGCTTGGGTGAACTTTAATGGCACAGGCACAGTGGCTATTAGGGACGATGAGAACGTATCAAGCATTACAGATAATGGTGTTGGTTTATATAATGTTAACTTT